ACCGCCTCGACCTTTACACGTCCGACATAGCGGAACATATCGAAGAACGTGCGGCCCGTATCCGTGTGGATCAGCGACACTTCATCGCCGACGTTGATGTTGTCAAACATCATCGCCCACCACCCTTCGCCCGGATCTTCTCAAGGGCGAACTTGTTGACGTAGTGCCGCACATTGCCAGGCGGCTGCTTCACCTTCCTCGCCAGCTCGGGGACGCAGGTGCAAGGGTCCACGCCAGCGGCCTCAAGTTCGGCCACCAGCTTCCTGAGTTTACGGTCGAGGGGGTTGTTCTTCATGGGGTTACTCCTTTGCGGACGCGAACAGGCCCGCACCTTCATCGGATTCAGTCACAGCCCGTACGAGATTCTTGCGGGCGACGCCAGCATACTCGGGCTTCAACTCGCTGCCAACAAATCGACGGCCCATCCGAACCGCCGAATATCCTTCGCTGCCAATGCCGGTGAACGGCGAATACACCAGATCGCCCTCGTTGCTCCACAAGTGAATCGACCGCTCAATCACGTCCAGTTGAAGCGGGCAGATGTGCTTCACGTCGTCGTCGCCGCGAGCGGATCGGTAGTCGAGTACGCGGGTCTGCCGAATGTCAAACCACACCGGCGAGGCGTACCGCTGCCATACGTTGATGGAGTTGTACCGATCCGAGTCCTGCCAGACCGGAGGCTCAGAGCCGACGTACTCGCCAGACTTGAAACGAACCTGCGAGCTTTGCCCCTTGACCGGATCAGGGAACGCATCGGCCTTGCCGTCCCACTTGCGAAAGACGACCAGGTAGTCGGCCATGCCCTGCCGAGAGTTGCAGGAATCATCGCAGAGTGACTTGTGGAGAAGGCCGTGGTTCTTTGTCCGCTGCATCTCGATGACGGGATCTTTCCAGATCGTCACACGGGAATGATACTGCCACCCGCACCGTTCATGCGCGGCGACGATCTTGCCGGGGAAGTCCTTCAGCCCCGCTGCACCGTCGCGGCCCATGTATGACGGAAGGTCTTTGCAGTGGACCACGCTCAAGCGGCCCGGAATCGTGATGCGGAACTTCTCCCGGATCAGGTACTCGTAGTGCTCAAAAAACTCATCCGAGTCGCGGCTGTTCCCCATGTCCGCCATTGAATCCGAGTAGACGTACAGGTTCTCGAAAGGCGGCGAGTAGACCGAGAGGCCGACGCTGTTGTCCGGCAGCATCTTGGCGGTCTTCACGCAGTCACCCTCGTACAGATCCCACCGCGTGCCCGTGTGGTGGATTGGTTCGCCGACTTCAAGCAACCGACGCTTCCCGTGCAACTCTTCCATCTGTGCCTCTCTCATCGCTTCGGTCATGCTGTTCTTCAGTGTTTCGTGTGCTACCGCCTTCGTCGAAACGACGGCGGCGATTGCCGACTCGGTGTCGGCTTCGATGACGTGGACGTTGACGGGTCTAGTCTGGCCGAAGCGGTAGGACCGACGCACGGCCTGATAGAACCGCTCGAATGAGTAGGACAGCCCGACGAACACAACCTCGCTGCAATGCTGCCAGTTCAACCCGAACCCTGCAATCTCGGGCTTTGTCACGATGACGCGGGCCTGTCCGGTGGTGAAGGCCGCGAGTCCCGCTTTCTTCGCGTCGTCCTTCATCGACCCGCGAACCTCCACGGCCTCGGGCAATCGCTTGCAAAGTGCGTCCGCTTCATAGTCGGTATCGCACCACACGATGACCGGACCGCTCGCAGCCCGCACAAGCTCGGCGGCGCGATCGGCCCGCAGTTCGCACGTCCGACGCTTCTCTTTGTGAAGTGCCGTTGCGGAAAGGTTCCCATCGACGTACAGCGAATCGGTTGACGACGTGTCGAGCGGTGCCTGGACGACGGCCTTCCGCACGTTGAGCGGTGGCAGGTCATATCCGTCATCGCACCCGCCAATGTCGGACGGCTTACTGATCGACACGGCCCACGTTGCAACCCAACGCCAGAAGTCAGCGGATGCGTGCGGCTTGAGCGTGTATTTCCCGGCCTGCATCAGGTCATTCTGAAACCACCTGGCAATCATCTCGTAGCTGTCCATGTGCCCGAGGAACTGGCAGTGATTGCCAAGCTCAAGGTGGTCGTTCGGCGACGGGGTAGCCGTGCAAGCCAAGCGGAACGGGGTAGCTGTGAACGCCCGCAAGATCTGCTGTTTCGTCTTGCCCATGTAGCTCTTGAGGATCGACGATTCGTCGAGGACGACAGCCCGGAACCGCTCGGCGTTGAACTTGTGCAACCGCTCATAGTTGGCGATGTTGATGCCGGGGCCGACGCGGGAATCATCGTTGGCAATCCTGATCGGGCAGTCGATTCCGAACTTCGTGGCCTCGGCGAGCGTCTGTTCAGCGACGGCGAGCGGCGTGAGGATGATTGCCTCGCCACCTTCGCCGACGACCTGGCGGCACCATTCGAGCTGCATGATGGTCTTGCCAAGCCCGCAGTCGGCGAAGATCGCGGCACGCCCAACGCGGCACGCCCAACGGACGATGGTTTGCTGCCACGGGAACAAAGCCCCGTTGATTTCGTGCGGCGGGTCGATTCCCTGCCTCTCGGTGACGATGTGTTTCGACGCTACAAAGGACTCATAGTCGGCCATGCGGTACTCCTTCCGAAGACTCTACGCCACCCGACGACGGGAAGCAAGTTATTTTCTGTCGTCTTTCACTTCGCGGTCTTCGGCTTCGCCCGGAAGCTCGGCCAGTCTGCGACGTAGATGCCGCCCGTCTCCTGCGCCCGGCTCGCGATGCTGGTGCCCAGTTCCCGCTGTACGTCCTCGGGCTTCAAGTTGCCCACGAGGATGGTGTCCTTCATCGCTGCGTAGCGGCGGTCCACGATCGCGGCCAACAACCGCTGTTCCCATTCGGTGCCCGCCCGTTCCTGTACCTCGTCGATGACCAGCAGGTCGGGCTTTACGAACAGTTCGATGGCGGCCTTCTCGGATCGCTGGGCGTTGTCGCCGTAGGTTTCCTTGATCGTGACGAACAGTTCAACGGCGGTGGTGTAGCGAGTGCGGGCTTGGTCAAACGATTGGCGGCGAAGGTGTAGGGTGAACTCCTGTATCTCGGCGAGCACCACGGCCATTTGCGTTTTCCCTGTCCCGCGAGGGCCGATGATGACCGACAAGGAACCGCAACTCAAGGTGCGCGCGATCGTGTTGAACGTCTGCGTCCATTCACGAACGTCTGAGATGGGTCGATCAAGGTGTCTCGCGGGAAACCCAGCCCGACGCATTTGCGCGGTATATCGGAATCTCGATTCGCTCGTCTCCGTCTCCCACGACTTCGTTCCTGCGGGTTCCTCGTACATCGGTGCCCTTTCCGTTTGACTTTGCGGGGAAGATCCCCTGGTATCCGTTCGCGATGCTCTGGTTCACAGAAGCCAGCCGTACCGCTGGCGGAATGTTCTCGACAACCTTGATGAGTTCGGCAATCCCCGTTGGCGTGCACCGCTTGCTGGCGGCGTATCGGCATTCGATGAATGACACGAACGCTTCCCGGACTTCGGTAGGCCAGTGCATCGGGAGTGGGTACGCCTTTGCCTCGGTCGCCGTGAGATGCGTGACCTTGGCTCCCCCACCCTTTGCGGCGTCAGCCGCTTTCGGGGGCTTCGCAATGTCTTTGTCTTCTTCTTTGTCTATGTCAGTGTCAATGTATATGTGGCTGTCCTGTCCCGCGCATGTCCCACCGTTGTCCTGATTTGTCCCTGGGACATTTGTGGGACAAGGTGGGACGCGGCGGGCGTCGAGACGTTGGCGTCGCTTGCGGTCCCGTTCCTTGGCTCGGATCTTGGCCGAGGCACCGTAACTGTGTTCCTCAAGACGTGGACAGAACGCGCCGCCGGCGTCGAACTCAAGCCACTTGGCGGCAACGGCAGCGTCTGAGAATCCCGGCGTCTCTGTTATCGCGTCGATGGTTCCAGCGTCCGCGTCGGGGATTCGTCCCCCCTCACCGTGCTCGCTTGCTGCGGACCAAAGAGCCCAGAAGGCACCGACGACAGCGGTACGGGTGACCTTGAGGCGGGCTGCGATGCGAACGATGCGAGGGTCGGTCGCGAGGTTCGTCCTGATAGAAATCCAATCACCAGCCAAGGGCCACCCCCACCAAAGCGACGACCATCCCCAACCTGCGGCTTGTCCGAAGGGGTGCCTTGCGGCACAGGTGGGGGATGGTCGTCGATTGTGTGTGTGGAGAAATCACATGGCACCTCGGACAAGCGGGAGATTCTACGCCGCCCACCCCACGCGGCAAACAATCTGCTGGAATGGTCGCGGGCAACTTGCGCCGCCCGCGACCGTGTGAGGAGAGAGAGACAATCCGCCGACGCGAGTTTCCCCGCGTCGGCTGGTTCGGTGTGTTTCATGAGCCACTCGATGGCTGTACGGGGTTCTCCCCCGCCACCATGCACCGAAACCCGCCGCGAGCGTGTCCGCCCGCAGCAAGTGACCACCGATCAACCAGGGCCGAAGCCAACGAAGAACCGGACGCCGACGACCACGAACGCCACCAACAGAACAACGTCACCAATGGGAACCATGCGAACCTCCTGCGGCTTTGCCGCGAACATTGCCAAAGGTGCAGGCCGGAGTCGAACCGGCTCTGTCGGGCTGTCGTCATCGGTTGCTCCTTGCCGGGTCGTGATCGCTCACGTCTTCTTGTGGCTTTCGCCTTCCCGTAGCGCCTGTTGCCCTCGGGTACATCACCCTTGCACCAGCACCCTCGCACCGACTACATGCGATGGGTCGAACGCCTATCACAACCGACTGCGTGTCACCGTCCACGCCGCCGCACCAAACGCCCGTCTTTCCGGGCTGTCATCGCGTTTCCGGGTTTCTTCGCTGCGATGGCTACTACGTGCATGTGGGTGCGTGCCTGCCCAGGTTTCCACACCCATCCGACCACGGACTGCGGACCGATTCGTTAGGCGTGACTCAAATACGAATCCAGCCTACCACCCTTCAGCGCGTCCCACGCGACACCGCGACGGAACGCGGGAACGTCGAGGTAAGAGGTGTAGCCACCCTTGGCGAGCGAAGCCGCGAACGCTGCCTCGGGGTTCTTCGCCTTGCGTCGGGTGAACTCTTCGACCATCGCGTCTCGCCACTGGCCCGGATCATTGAAGTCGCCAGACGTAGCGGGTGCCGACGCGGGCTTGGCTGCCTTCCTGCGGTCTTCGATTGCACGCTCCACAATGGGGACTTTGGAAGTCGTGATCGTGTCGAAGGAATCCGCACCAGCAAGCCGTAGGAGTTTGGCCGTGTCGATTCCTGCGGCGTTGGCGTCCCGCTCCAGCCGTTCGGCAACGTCCGCCGTGATAGTGTCGCCTTCGGAGCGGGCGTCGGTGTCGTGGTCGATGATGATGTTGAGGGCGTCGCACAAGGCGTACCGTTTGGCGTAAGACCGTGCGGACCCATCCGCCTGAGCCTCGTTTGTTTGGGGTGGGCCGCTACCGATCCGCACTCCGAAGCGGTTGGACCGCGAGTGCCCGCCCGCATGGGTCAGCGTACACACGGCCACCAGACGCGGCCCGTCCTGTTCCATGTTGAATCCGACCGAGAACCCGTGAGCGGCGAGTACGGGTTGAACCGCCCGCATGATTTCCTCGTATGGTGCAAAGGTGAAACGCACCTGCCCGTTGCGGTCGGGAACGGCCTTCGACGCTTGGACCGAAGGCATCGACGCCTGCAACCCGGCGAACGCAGCGGCAAACTCGCGTTCGGCTCGCTGTGCTTCCATCTTCGTGTAAAGGTCGGCGAGCTTGGAGAGGGCGTCAACGCTCTCGCCTGTCACTCCACGGGCGACGATGGCGTCAAGCATCGGCCCGATGGGATTGGTCTGGACTGCCGCGAACGAACGCGGCGTATCGGTGTGGGTGATTGCTGTTTCCATGTGGTTCCTAGAAGGGGTGATCGTCCAGCGGTACGGGGCACGCGCCGTCCGCTTCCTTGAGTCGTTCCATTGCTACGTTGAAAGCCTCAGTGTACCGATCCAACGCATCTCCGATTGCTGCCATCATTGGGGCGTCGCGTTCAATCTCGACGACCAGCGGCGGGAAGGATCGGCAGTAGGACAGGAACGTCCAACGCTTTGCACCCGTCGCGTACATTCCGCCGTAGCACTGCATCCGGTGTTCGGGCGGAACGCCACCAGCAAGCAGCCATTTGACGTGGGTGTGTGGCTGCGGGCACTTAATCTCCAGCCCCGAATCGTCAGGGAGAAGACCATCCGGAGAAGCCCCGAATCGTCCGTCGTCCGTCGTCACGAAACCAATCCGCTTGACTTCGGTATCGGCGTGCAGCTCGAACCACGGCAGGGCCTCGCCTTCGAGGATCGAACCCTGTTCCATCGCACCGCCGCCGAAGGACTGGAGCGGACCGCCAAGCCACTTCTCTGCGGCTTTGGTGCAGACGTAGGTGTTCGGACCTTCGCCGGTGCGGACCTTGCCGAGCGGCGAAACGAGGGCGTCAAGCTCGGATGCGGTGGGGATTCCGGCCCGAAGGCGAAGCCACTCCTCGGACCCTTGGCGGCAGTTGTGGATCTTCATGTGCCACCCCCGTCCCTGTACTTCGCCTCATCGACGCGGTAGAGTTTGCCGGGGTTCATCGCGTGCCCCCGTCCCAATCGTAGTCGAACCGCTCCGACTCCTCACCCTTGCACTCGACGAACCCCACCGCACGCGGCCCATCGGGGCACGCCGAACGCGGGTCGATGCAATCTTCAGCGGCGGCAATGTCCGTCGCCATTTCGTTCCTGCTTGCGGCTTCGTGTCGCTTTGACACTTTGGCCTCCATGCCAACGCGGGCGGCGAACAGGCGGCGCAACTTCTGGTCGGTCGTTTCCATGCAATCCATCCTTCCTGCGGGTTGTTCCGCAATCCGCTCGCCAGCCTTCCAGCCGTCGAGCAGTCCCGGCACTACTGGCCGGGGTTACCACCCACACCGGAGGGACAAGGCATGGTGTGAGTGGACGTGTGCAAGTTGAAATGGGGGGACGTGATGCACTTCAGGCGGATCTTCGGCGGCACGTTGTGGCGTTCCTGCGGCTTGCGGGGATTGCGGGTGACGCGGCCCGGCATCACCCGCGACACCAGCGACACGAACCCGCGAAACTCGATCCGGTTGCCTGGCGTCATCAGGTGGGCGACCATCTCCGCGACGGCCTCATTGACCGCGACGCGGGCGACGTTCGCGGGGATCTTACATCGGCTGGACAGGGTGAGGGCCAGTTCCTTTTTGGTCATGGTCTTCACGGGGTTGCTGGGCGTGGTCATTGGTTGTCCTCCATTTCCCAACGTGCGATTTCGGCCCTGTCTTCGGCGTGGAAGTCGGCGAGGTTCGCATCGTCATCGTCGGCGGGAATCTCGAACGTATCCGCGATGTGTTCCTTGGCTGCCTTGAACGCACGCTCAACAGCGGCAACGTCGATGGGGCACGGAACATCGGGGAAGTCTTCCCCCCACGCTTCGACGATCTGCGGGTGCAGGTCAGCAGCGGTCGCGGAGATGGTCACCGAGTCAATGTCGGACGACGCGGGCCAGCCGTCGCCGTTGGCCGTGCGGTAGCAGCCGGGGTCAAGCGTCCACGTTACGGACGCCTCTACGTCAAGCGGCACGGTCCAGCCGTCGAAGGTGAATGGGACGTTGAAAGTCTTGGTGGTGGTGCTCACTTGGTCACCACCTTCATCGCTGCGTCGTACTTGGCCGTGGCGTCGTCGAGGGCGCGGCGGTACTCGTCGCGTTCGGTCAGTGCCTTACCCGCAAACACTTCCGATTCCTGCCACCACTTGTAACAGTTGGCGGCGTCCTTGGTCTTCTCGACAAGGGCGGCGTTCGTCGCCGCGAGCTGCGCCCGCAACTCGGTCACGGTGTCGAGGAGGGTGTTGATGCGGGTCTGATCGTTCATGCGTCGTACTCCGTTTGGGTCAGGCGTGATTGCCTGACACACAGTGTATCGTCTATCCGCGACCGTATGTCCAGTGATTCACAATGAATCCGATACGGAATCTCAGAAAATAGTTTCCGTCCCCGTACCCTATCCAAACCCGATACCAAACAGACCCGAACACAAAGCCGTAAACGCGGTATACTTACCCCCATGCGATACCTAGCCACCCTCGCCGTTGTCCTGTCGCTGGCCCTTATCGGGGGATGCACCCCCACTGAACCGGACGAACAGGGGCGGGAACTGACGGCGGACCAATGGCAGGCTCGAGCCGAGCGGGTGAAGGCACAAGCCGAAGCCGACGCCAAGGCAGCCGCCGACAAGCTCACACGCGAAACCGCACGCCTGCAGCGGGAAGCAGAGGCATCCGCCGCCGAAGCACAAGCCAAGGCCGCAGAACGCAAGCGGGCTTTCGACGCCGCCGTCGTCCGCCTGCAATCCGAAACCGGGATCAAGGTGGCCGAACTCGCCAGCCTGTATGACGCCGAGCAGGCATCGGCCCAGCTCGCACACAACCGCACGCTTCTGACCATCGCCGAGCGTGCAGCCGAAGCCGACGCGGCAGCCGCCGACAGGATCGCCACCAACGCCGCGACGATCGACGCAGCCGCATCGCAGACCGAAGCCGCACTGGCGGCTATCGCAGCCAAACAGGAACGCATCGCGGGGCTCCTCGCCGCAGGCCAGACCATCGCCAACGGGTTCGGCCCCGGCGGTGTCGCCGTGTCGTCCCTCCTCGGGCTTGGCGGTGCGTTGTTCGGCGTCAGCAAGGCCCGCAAGGCGAAGCAGATCGAAGAGGCGTCCACTCGCGTCGTCGATGCTATCGACGCCGTGAAGCTCGCGGACCCCGCAATCGCATCGGCTTTCAAGTCGCACGCGAAGATCCTCAGCGAATGGATGGGGCCGCAGGGTGTGGCCCTCGTGAACAAGGCGCAGCACTCGTAAGGGCTACAACCATGGCACCAGCGGCGAACGATGGACTTCTCAAACGCATCCAAATCTTCGTGGGGCTTTGCACGCTCCTCATGTTCGTTGCAGGTCCGGCCCTCGGCGTGCTGACGTTCAAAGTCACAGCCGACTACCGGATCAAAGCCCTAGAGGAATCGCTCGCCGAACAAGGTACAGCGGTCAAGACCCTCAGCGAAGAACGGGTAGCCCTCGCGAGAGCCTTGGCCCGTCTAGAGTCACAGGTCACGAACATCGGCCTCAAGATCGACCGGGTCGAGAACATCCTGGACCGAGACAAGTATTCCAAGGGGCTCAAGTAATGCCGATTTACTACAACGCGAACCCGCTGCGCAAGATGATCCGCAAGGCGGCTAGCCGCCGCATCGACATTGCGGGCATTTGGAACTCGGAGGGTACATACCTCGGGCACGGTATCGAAACCGGCCTATTCCAAGCTCTCTGGCCCCGGTTCGCGTGCTACGGATCGACGGCCATGAGCTTTGGTGCGTCCAACAACGACGATTCCGCCGTTGACGGGGTGATGGGTCCAAACTGGGGCAGCGGCGGTGTCGAATACTACATGCGTAGCAACGGCAACGGCACCACTTGGACCGCAACCAAAGCCGAGCGGGCAACGCCACCAACCCCCGTACGCGACGCCTTCGACGTTACGGCCCTTCCCGCGAACTCGTGGGCACCACATTGGCCCATGTATACCGCCTCTTCGCTCGCCGGTTGGGTCGCGTGGCAGATCGAACGCCAGACCGCAAGGGCAAACCCCATACCCATCGAAGAAGCTATTACCGCGTCTTTCTGGGGAACCGAGTTTACCACGGGCGGCGGGTCAATGGCCGTTACCGTTCGACGCGGCGAGGGTGCGTTCACCATCGCCCACAACTTCGGCACCGTCAGCTACGCGGGCACCGATGGAACTGTGAAGAAGTCGGAGGCCGCAATCGCAGCCGACTCGGGCCGCGCAGCATGGGGCACGCTTCAGTTCTTCGCACAGACGCTCACGGGCGACATCTTCGCGACTTGGTTTCGCATGGCGCGCACCAACCAGACCAGAGGGTTCGCGCTCACCCCGTTCTACTCGCGGTCGTCTATGTCCATTTATGACATGTACGCTGCACTCATCGCACTCCCGGCGTCGAGCTGGAATCACCTCTTCGACGTTCTCACAAACTACCAAGGCGCGGACCCTGCGGACCACTGCCTCATCTTCGACATTTACGAGGGGTCGAACTTCGCGGGCGAAGCGAGCGTAGCAGCGGGGGCACCCCAGCCCGCCGACGCCGACCACCCGGACAACTACGTTTGGTACTTACAGCAGATCATCGTCCACATTCGCGGCCTGTGGGCCTTGTCGAATCGCTCGGAGGACAACCTCGTATTCCGCGTTCGATGCTCGCACCCGATCAACGACGGGCCGACCGAAGCAGAAGTGGAAACCTTCCGGGCCAAACTTCGCGCCCTCGACTTCACAAGCGCAAACTACCGCAACGTCACTGTTTGCGACATGAAGAACCTGAAGTCGCTTGCGGCCATGGTTGCCAACGGCGACTTCCAAGACGCGACCCACATGACCTACGGCGGATACACCCGCACCGAGAAGAAGGCCATGAACGCCCTTCTCAACACCGGCGGCGGCAGGTCCCGCAACCGTGGGCGTCTTCTCGCGGGCGTCCGCTAGACTCGCCCATCGCACAGGGGATAGTGTATGAGCAACACACAGCCTACAACCCCACAGCAACCCTGCCCCGCGTGTGCCTCTTCGTGCCACACCCGAGGCACAGTAAATGCAGGTTGTATATGTGGGCAAACGTCGGAAATCAAACGAGGCCCAACTGAGAACGTGTTCTCAATAAGGGGCA